ACTCCTATTGGTGTGGATTCGCAGTGGTCAGCTGTTACTGGGTGGACATGGACTTCAACAGAATCTCCTATTCCAGTTTTGTTTAATAACACAGTCCCAGATTCTGTGGGCTGCGTCTAAACATACAACTCTCTACAACCCTAACCCTCTATCCTCGGCTACCGCTGGGGAAGAGGCTTTCTATTACTTACTACTCCTAAGGAGATAACATATGACAGACTTTATTCCTTTTCCTCCTAACGAAAAATCGAGGAAATACGTACGGTTACTTCCGCAAACCGTTGCTGATGGATCTGAAGTACGTGTAGATGTTACCGCAACAGCACCTAATGCTACACCAGATACCGATACAGATAGAGATGTAGTCGGAGAATCTTGACCTTAGGACCGACATCTTGCAGTTGCAGAAATGGGTAACTCCTCCCTCCGTGGAGACATGCGAACGTATGGTTACGCCATAGTGCAGCTTGCCTCAGGGCAGCAACGTCGGAACTACTCATAGTGGGCCTAGGGGGTCGCTGTGTCCCCCTAGGCCCTTTTACTGTTATGAAATATATACCATTATTACTACTCCTAAGTGGATGCGCTTCTGTACAACGAATGACTAAGGAACCTGCACTTCCTTCCGTCCCTGCACAACCAACAGAGCCTCCACAATGGTTGTTCGTTCTATGGCTCATATGTTGTTTAAGCCTAGGAATTTATTTATGGAGAATGTTTAGAAATGACTCTCGCTGAAACCGTGACTATTTTTGAATGGTTAGCGGAGATTTCTCAGCCATTGATTGCTGCGGGCATCATTGCCCTGACGGGCGCTTTCTACAAGCTTGCCAGTCATTCGTCTAGTTTGGTTGAACTCCAGCAATCTATGGACAAACTACACGATTCGGTACAAGAATTAAGTCAAACTTTTTCAAGACATGGAGCATTGCTTGATTCGTTATCATTACGTTTAAGCGATATGCATGAAGAATTAGGCAAGGTACGAGATCGTCAACACGAACTCAGTAACCAAGTTATGATTCTAAAAGGAAAAATTGATGATTCAATACCATGAGTAGATGGGGAATTTCTAAAGGACCAAGATCTCGCCTTATGACAAAAAGGAAAAACAAAAATGACTCTGGAATTACTGAGTTTGTTAGGAGGAGGGGTCGCCGGGTTCGTATTTCGAATGCTCGCAAGTCAGGCGGAAGCCAACCAAAGACTTCTTGAGCGTCAACTTAATCGAGTAACGACGATTACCCCTATTGCAGATGAGTCTTCCGACCGAGCTGTAGCTCGTGGCGGTATATGGATGCGTCGATTTATTGTATTGTCTGTTATGCTAGCTGTGGTGTTCCTACCCTTTGTATTAGCTTTGCTAGGTAAGCCAGTATTCGTAGAGAAAGGCCCTCGTGAGTGGTGGGATTTTCTCGGCCTGTTTACCGGAGGCTTTGAAAAGGTAGCCGGTTTCCTTATTCTTGAGGAGATCAGAACTTCCTTGATGGCTATTGTAGGATTCTACTTCGGCCAAGCAACTGTAAACAAGGGACACTGATGGCTAAAAATAAATGGATTCAAAAGGCTATTAAAAGACCGGGAGCTTTGACTAAGAAAGCCAAGGCTTCTGGTAAATCCATTTCGTCTTATTGTAAAGGTAAGAGCCTTTCTACCAGAACTAAGCGTCAATGCAATCTAGCAAAGACTCTTAAAGGTTTTAAGAAGAAAGGGAAGTAATGGCTACTAAGAAGAAAGGAGCGATGAGCGGTTGCACAATCGGTAATAAATGTAAATCAAAACAGGGCGGCTTAACTGCAAAGGGACGCCGCATGATTAACAGAAAAACCGGAAGCAACCTTAAAGCTCCTCAACCGGGTGGAGGATCTCGCAAGAAAAGTTATTGTGCTAGATCCGCCGGACAAATGAAAAAATTCCCTAAAGCTGCTAAAGATCCAAACAGCAGATTGCGTAAAGCACGCAGAAGATGGAAATGCTAATGGACTACAAAAGCTTAAACGAGAAACTCTTTGTGTCTCTTATGCGTGATCTTGATGATCCTGAAGCACGTGGACCACAACTGTACAAAGTTGTGCTTGATGTCCTTAAGGAAAACAGAGATCAGCTAGAACTCACAGAGCGAAACATTGACAAAGTTATTGAAGAAAAGATTGATCTTCCTTTTAAATTTGGAACTTAGGTCGTTAACGACTGAGTCTAAGAGAGACAATCATTCAGGCTGGCCTAGGAGACATCCTAGGTCAGTCATTTAGGAGAATACTATTATGCCTTTACCAGAAGTAAATAGAGATCTTTTACCTAAGGGTATACCAGAAGAAATCTTAGGAGACTTCAGAAATCATTTGCATCAATGTATGAAGTTCTTGGGGCTAGGTGAGCCTACTCCCTTGCAGTACATGATGGCAGAGAGATTGCAGAATGGTCCTGATGAGTTTCAGTTGCAAGCTGGGCGTGGTGCGGGGAAGTCCGTACTGACATCTATGTTTGCATCTTGGTTACTCTTAAGAGATCCTAACCATATCATTATGGTCTTATCAGCTACGGCTATTAAGAGTACAGAATTTATTAGCATGACAAGAAAGATTCTTACTCTCGTCCCCTACATGAGGCATCTTGAGCCCGGTCCTAATACTCCTGACTCTGCATTTGGATTCAACGTAGAGTGTAGAACATCAACGGGACAGGACAAGTCTGTGTTCTCTAGAGGTATCTCTAGTCAGATCACAGGTAGCCACTCTGATACGGTCATTCTAGATGACGTTGAGATCGAGAAGAACTCAGAGACAGCAGAGGCAAGAGAAAAACTATTGAATAAGGTATGGGAAATTGAACAGATTAGAAATCCAGGAAAGGGCCTTATCAGAATTCTTGGAACACCTCAAAGCTCAGAATCTATCTATAATAAACTCCGCGATGCGTATCGTTGTTTTAAGTTCCCGGCGCTCATGCCAGACCCGGATATGCCGGGGCAGATGCGCGATGTGGATTCTTCGATTCTTGAGTTGGAGCTTGAGCCTGGTGATTCCACGCAGCCGGAAAGATTTTCGGATAACCTGCTGGCAGAGCGTAAAGCTAGAGTTGGCCCCAAGCTATTCAGTTTGCACTACCATCTGGACACCTCGCTTGCTGACCAAGATAGGTTCCCTCTTCGGCTTAACGATCTTATTGTCTTGGACATGGACAATGAGTTCCACCCAGACAAAGTAATCTGGTGCTCTGACCCAGCCAAGGGAATCCCATCATTTGGTCTTAATGGAGATCTTATTTCCCAGCCTATGTGGGTCTCAGATAGCTATACGCCCTACAAGCATACCGTCATGCACATTGACCCGTCTGGACGTGGTGCTGACGAGACAGCCGTGTGCGTAGCCTCCTTTGGCAATGGCTACGTCTGGGTACATGAGATCCTTGGATTTGAGGGTGGCTATGAGGATGCAGTCTTACAGAAGATTGTCAAGCTTGCTTTGGAATATCCTCATCTTAATCTTATTCGATATGAGGAGAACTATGGCGATGGTATGTTTGGCTCTCTTATGAAGCCACACATTGGTCGTCTAGCAGGCTCTCAGATCGGCCTAGAGGGCTACCGAGTCACCGGCATGAAGGAAAGCCGTATCATCAACACGCTTGAGCCTGTAATGGCTCAGCATCGTCTGGTGGTAGCTAAGAAGGCAATCCGTCAAGAGGAGACTCAGAGACAGATTACTCGTTTATATGAAACAAGAGGAGCACTTAAACACGATGACCGTGTAGATGTCTTGGCGGCTACGGTTCAATACTTTGAGGATACCTTGGGTATTGATGTCGATGATGTCATTGCTAAGAATGAACACGAGCGTCAGATGAAGATAGTACAAGAATGGGAAGATGATAAGCGTAGAGCTTTGTCTCTCATTGGTGAACGAGCGTCTGGAGCTGTGCGGGTAAAGACCCTACATCAAGACGAAGTTAATCGTACTATATTCAATCAAAGGAAACGCATATGGCGTTGAACATTGTTACTGGAGCGGGCCCTCGGGTTGGCTCTTCGTTTGTCATGCAGAGATGCAAGGCAAACGGTTTAAAGATTCATGGGCAGAAGTTTCTTAATGGGCTTCTTCCTAAAGCTGGAAACCCAAAAGGTTACTATGACCTTCTTCCAGATGACGTATATCTATTGGAATCAGGTATTGCTAAGGTGTGGCCCATTGCCTTGTCTTATGTGCAAGTACCGATTGATAAGTTGGTGATTCTTGAACGAAAGGATAAAGATAAACAACTAAAATCTATCAGAGCTCAAATGAAGAGAGAGCCCGTAGATTTTTATATCACTGCAGAAGAACTTTTAGAACTATCTAATAAGTATCTTACAGCGTGGTTAAACAAGAATCCTAATGTAGATATTCGTCGGTATTATACAGAAGATCTAGACAAAGATATCAAATCTATTGTCAAATTTTTAGGAGATTAATTATGGGTGCAATTGCAGCATTAGCTATTGGCGGAGCTGTTGTAGGAGGAGCCAGTGGATTCTTAAGTTCCCAAGGTGCTGCTCAACAAGCTCAAGCTCAGTACCTAGCTAATAAGATTGAGGTTGAAAGAAATAACTTTCAAAACTCGCTTGCAACCGATAAGAAGAACTTTGCTGCTGCTAGACAAAATGCAATGCGTCGGTGGAATAACAAGAAGATTGCACAAGCAGCAGTAGAAAACTTTTCTGATACAAAAAGATATAATAGACAACAGTTCCAAGCCAATATCAAGAATACAGCCGCTAACCAAATCGCTTTGTTAGCGTCTTTAGATGCAAAGGCTACTGGTAGAAACCTACGAGGTGGTACTGCTAATCTATTAAAAAACAGAGCTCAGCAAGGTTTTCAAGAACAAAGATCTCAAATTTTTAAACAACGTTTTGCAGCAGATACAGCTGCCGAACAGCAGTATCAAAATATGCTGGATCAAAGAGATCTACTAGGATACAGCTCAGCAGATATCTATCTACCTGGTTCTACTGGAGTAGCGCCTGGTGGTCAAGGATTAAATATGCTAGCAGGCATCCTTAGTGGGTCTTTTGGAGGAGCTGCTCAAGGCGCTTCTATCTATTCTGGCTTTAAAGCATAAGGTTTAAATAATGCCTCGACAAGATCCGAATGATCCAAATAGACAACGCCCTAGTCGAAGAGATGCCTCACAAGGTGTCTATAATCAATTAGGAGCGTTACAACAACAGCAGGTGTACCAAGTTGGTGGTCAAGCTGCACCCGGTGTCCAACAGGGCCAAGTCTACTTAGGCGGGGTTTCCTTTGGACAAGGTGCTAATGTTCTTCAAACAACGCCAAATACTTCACAACAGTTGGCGAATGTTCTCAACGCTGTTATGACTGCTGGACAATCGACTGCTCAGGTCTACAATACCGTTGCTACAAACAACGATCAAACTGCTTCTGAAAAGATGCAACAAGCACTTGGTGAAGCAGAAGAGCAGTTTGAAGGTTCTGAGCTTGAGTCTAAGAAAGCAGAGATCTATAAGAAGTATCAAGAAGAAATGATGCTCAATAGATCTAAGAGTAAGCTCAATGAGCAATATTATAACGCTAGAGCTAGGATTAAACCTCTAGAGTTTGATGAACTGGCTACTGACTTTAAGCTACAGCAGCTTACGGTTGAGAACGGAGATTATGGCACTGAGCAAGAACGCATTGATGCTATGGTCAAACTCAAAGAAGAGTGGACTGGCATCTTTGACAAAGCGTTTAAAGATAATGAATTACTTTTAAAGAGGGGTCAGATTCTTCTTCAAGGATATACAGGTAATACAAATGATGTTATTACGTCTGTTGTAAATTCTATAATTGAAGAAACAATGGGAAATCTAAACGACCATATAGACCCCTTTGTTGAATCTAGATTAGCTGGAGATCCTACGCTAGCAGAACCCGGTGCAGGTCTTCCTACACCAGAGAATCTCTATGATGAGTTTACAACATACTTAGCTGCACGGGGTGTTGCGCTTCCAACCGATGATCCAGAACTTGGTCCTCTTATTCAAGAACGTATTGCTCCTTATTTAGCTAAGCAAGCAGATCGTTTGACTAAAGTCCATACAGTTCAACGGAATGCAGAACGCTACAATGGTTTTATTACTAAGTTAGATCAGAACGTAAGTGTTCTTACAAGCCGTCTTAATGATCTTCCTGTTGGCGAAGACTTAGATGATTTAGATGGTAGCGAAGTTATGGTTTATCTTAATGCCGTAGCTTCAGAGTATGATAACCCAGTTGCTAATAGAGCCATTGCTGATCAAATCCATAAACTTTCCTATGCCTTTGGATCTTCAGCAAGAGAAGATGTTGATGCAGCGTATGATGACGCTGCTAACTACTTCATTGAACAGCTCCCCATTAGCAAAGACCGGAAGGATCAAATCTTAGCGTCTCTTCCTAAGGCAAGGGACTGGAGCAGCGTTGGGATAAACCAGAATGGTGTACGAGAGATTGTTTCAACAGATAGCAAAACAAACGAAGTTACAATAAATGTTCCAAGTTTTCGTGCTATAGCTTCTGATATTCTAAACTCCTCACAGCTTAACCGTAGAGCCTTGGCTCCTGAAGTTGATGCTTCACTAGAGATGATAACACAGGCTTATTCTACAAGAGTATTAAGTGAACTAAGATTAGATCAAGATCCCATTTGGAGAACCTTACCGTCTGGTCAAGGTGATCAAGCTCTTTTAAGTTTACAGCAGTTAATTGAACAGGCTATTGATCAAAGTACTAATTTAACTGATGCTATGATGTACGTTGAAGACGGCCTTTATGGTATTCCAGAAGTAGCAGCATATCCTCAACTACAGTCAGTAATGCTTAGTAGAACCATGCAGCTATTCTCTAAGGATCCTATTTTACAAGCAACGTTTTCTTTACGAGATAACTTAGTTAAAGATGTTCAAGATCCTAGTTATACATTTGATTTTGTAGCGTGGAGAGAAAACTCTAATCTTCTTATTGATATGATTAAAGAGTCTCCATATGCAAACTATGATCCTGTAAACATGACTCTTGATTTTACAAGGCCCTTATCTCCAGAGCAAGTTGCTATTAATGCAATGTCGTCAGAGGATAAGTTTGGTTCTGTTTTAGATCAAATGAATGTTTCACGTATTCCTTACACACTATCTGCGGTACAGTATGCTGATGCTACGGTAAATGCGATTGACGGACTCTTGCTTCAAGAAAGTCCTGTCTCTGTAGCAATGCGTGAAGGAAGTGAACAGGATAGACGAGAGCGGTTTAAGGAAGTTATTAACAGAATTACAGGTGATCAACAGCTTTCTGCTGAAGTTTTTACTAACATCTATCAAGGTTACTTATCAAACCTTGATAACTTTGATGATCCTGTAAAACGAGAAGAGTACAAGTTATACGTACAGCAGCAAGTTTTGGATGCTACTACTAGAAGTCGCACAGGTACTAGGATGTGGAATCCAATTACACCTACGCAGCTAGAACTTGAATCAGAAGAGCATTGGAAAGGCTTTGCTGTTAAAGCTGGATCAGCCAAGGGATGGCAAGATACTATTTACGAATTCTTTGATAGAGATACAGCTAATAGTCTTTTAATCTATCTTGATACTCAAGTACAAGGAAACATTGGACTGCAAGATGTTAAACAGTTCTTTGAGTCTAATGGATTTACGTGGGATGGTCAATTCGTAGTACCTACTATTAGCGATCATAATGATAGATCGCATATGTCTAATCATCAGGTTATCGCTTTTGGATCTGAACAAGCTCCCGGTACAGCAGATAGAAGAAACGTTGCTAAAGTAGGAGCTAAGGTAGCTACTGATCTTATTCCTTATTTCCAAGAATTAGGACCAGAAGCAGATCCAGTTAGATTGCAAGAAGCAATTACTCTATTATCTTTACCTTGGGATAATATGGTTGATACTAGATTTACAACGGCTTTACGTAACGGCGATTTAGAAGTTATTCAATCTAGGTTTCAAAAACAAGGAATCTCACGAGAAAGAGCAGTTGCTTTATCTAAGATTACTTATGCAACATTTAGTCCAATGCGTGGTCTAAGCTATCGTGGTTTATCGTACTTAGATCAATATGTTAGAGGCAATGTATCTATTGATGATACTAAAGGTGTACGGAGTCTTAAACTAACGCCTCGTATTAAAAACGGGGGTGTTTATTTCTCTGTACCCGAACAAATAAGCTCTCCAACTGGTCCCGTTATTATTGAACGTATTTTAGATTTGCCTTACATTTATCAAGGTAATACATCAGGTCTACCTTCCGCTATTGCATTCCCACCTGCTAAGGATATGGTATTTCCTCCAGCAGGCGCTGGTTTATCCGGTAGAGTTATGTAATAAACGTTTCCCCCCAAGGGCAGGAACATGTCAATACAAAGTTATTTTCCTTCCGTTGCGTACACATCAGATGCGCAACCAAAGTTTTCGTCTACGTTTATTCAAACTAATAACCAAATTTTACAAGATGAACGTAGACTCGAAGAGATGGTAGGTAGGTCGCTTGCTTACCAAGAAAATTTAGCTAGATTTGAAAAAGCTAAAGATGCAGATGAGTTTTACACACGATTTGAGCAATACGCTACTGGTGAACTTTCACAAGATGATGTCATTGCTAAAATTGTTGAAGAGGGGCGTGCTGTCTTTAAGCCATACTATGAGGCTAAGGACGATGTAACTCAGCAGTCTGCAGCAGCAAACATGCAAACATTCTTTGGAATGAATGCAAGAGGTTATCAAGCTCAGTATGCTGGTACACAAACATATGTAGATTTTCTTAAACAATATCTTCCTAAAGAACAACAAGAACAACTAGCTCGTTATACCGCCGAGGTTGAGCAAGGTCTTGGTTCTACGGCTGAAGATGGCTACGGAGTCTGGACAGGCATTAAAGGTTTCTTCAGTGGTCTTGTGAGTGACTATGGTACATCCGCATTTGTGCCGGGTGGTACGTTACACTCTATGGTCTACGAGGTAGATCAAACATGGAAGAATAATAAAAAGCTTCAGAACACTGTGGTAAGTCTACTCCTTGATCCTAATACTGAAATGGGCCAAGCCAATAGAATGCTTGGTCTTACAGAAGAGGATATTAGAGCAGCGCCTTCCATTCCTGGTTTGGTTGTTTCTCTCAATGCTCGTAAGATGGACTACAATGCTGGTCAGGCACTAGGCGTCATGTCTACGTCTGAGCATATTTGGCAGTTTGTTAAAGATACGGGCGTTGGTATTCTTACCGATCCAGACAGCTTAGTCGAGTTTGGTGTCACGGCAGCTGCTATTCCGTTTACTGGCGGTGCATCTCTTGCTGCATACGCTAGCCGTAGAACTGCTCTATCCCTAGCAGCTAAGGCTGCATCTTCTGGTCGTAAGCTAGGTGCCATGTACAAGCTTGCTAGAGGAGCAGAAAGAACGTTTACAGCTAGTAAGCGTGCTATAACAGTAGCTCGCAAAGGCTTAGTTCCCACAGCGTGGGGAGAAGAAATTGTATTCCCTGCTATCCAGAATTATCGTAGACTCCGAGTATCTCATGCAGATGAGATTGCGGAAGCTGCTCGTAAAATTCAAGTAGAAGGCATTGGTAATAAATCTATTCTGTTTGAGTCGTTTAAACGAACAATGTTAGACATAGATCCACCAGCTACTAAACTTGGCTACAAGATTTTAGCGAATGCCTTTGACGGAGCATCTGGTGAGCTTCTTGCTTATTCCGCAAACTTAGATGATATGTACGATTGGCAGAAGCTTGTATACGGTGACTCAATCGACTATCAAGATTTTGAGTTCTCATTTAAAGATGCGTTAGTATCTATGGGTATGGGCGCTGGGTTTGGAGTTGCTTTGGGTGGCATCATTAGATTAGCTAATGGTGGTATCCGAGGACTAAGCGAACTCGGAGAAATTACGGGCAAAGATGAAAATGGAAACCCAAAGAATTTCTTTACCCACATTAGAGAAGTGCGAGAAAAGAATGCTCTTGATAGAGAGCGTAACATTCTTGTAGACGGTGCTAAGCGTGTCTCTGGTATGGAAGTATTAGAAACCGCTATTGAGCATTTTCACTCTACTCTTGAAGCTAGAGGTCAAGGAGATCCTGAAACCAAAGCAATTGTTAAGCAGATGCTTGAGTATGCATTTGAATCTGGCGTAGATCTACACCGTTTAATTAGAGAAGGCAATTACGATTTAATTCAAGTTGCTAATCATATTAAAATGAATGAAGATACTAT